GCCGCGCGCCTGCGTGCGCTGCTTCTCGTAGACATGGGCAATCTCGGTCGCCGGGACTGGACGGCTCTGCAGACTGTTCTGCAACGCGCCATAGGCGTCGCCCGGATGTTCGGCGTGCAGCCAGTAGGCCCGGCGCTTGCCGACCGGGTCGAACTCGATCCCCTGCACCAGCCGTCCCGCGCCGAGTGCGCCGGATTTCGTGGCGTCGAGGAAGTCGGCCTCCAGCACCTGCAATTGCAGCGGCACCGGCAGTCCGTCCGACGAGCGGCGCAGGCGGCGGCGCACCAGGACCTCGCCCGCTTCGACCATCTCGCGGCAGATCAGCGTCTGCAGCCCGTAGAAGTCGAGCTGACCGTCGGCGTCGCACTCCGCCGTCCAGCGTTCGAAGAGCGCATCGACCTTCCGGTCCAGCGTGTCGTCGCCGCTGGCGGCGCGCGGCATGATCCCCGCGCCGATGATGTTGTTGACCAGCACCGCCACGGCCTTGGCCGCATGCGGGTTGTTGCGCACCAGATCGCGCATCCGGTCGCGTAGCAGCGCCCCGGCGACGCCGATCTCGGTGTCGGCCGAGGATCCCGGCGCGCGCCAGCCCTCGGTCCGCCGCCCGCGCGCGGCCCCATCATAGCCCCGCGTCAGGGTCTCGAACGCCTGTCGCGCCATCACGCGGCGGGCGGCCATGCGCGGCGCCACCGTGGCGATGGCATGATCGAACCAGCTTGCCGACATCAGCGATCCCCGCGCGCGAAGCCCGCCAGCCCCGCCACCGGCAGCGGCCGTGTCGTGCCCGCGATGGCGCGCTCGATGGTCCGGATGCGGGCGAGCAGGTCCTCGGCCGAGCCGTAATCGACCGACTTGCCGTCATAGCTGACCCGGGTCGTGCCGCTGGCATAGGCGCGGCGCAGCGCGGAGAGCTCGGTTTCCGTCCAGTCGGTCATCTTCAGAACCATCCTCCGCGCCGTCCGAGCCAGTCGGAGCGGCGCTTGCCCTGCGGGGCCTGTCCCGGCCGGTTGATCTGCCCGGCGGGATCGGTGTCGGTAGGGGCGGCCCCGAGCTGATCCTCGAGGTCGCGCCATTTCTCGTCGGGCCAGCGGTCCGCGCCCGCGATCCAGGCGGCGGCGCGGGCATAGACCCGGCAATCCAGCGCCTCGTTGCGCTCGCGCAGTTTCTGCCATTCGAGCCGGGCGAAGCCGCGCTTCGTGCGCACGGTCACCAGCTGCTCGGCGACGACCTGCTTCAGCCACTCGTTCTCGACCCAATGCGGCAGATGCACTGAACCGGGCGGGAACGCCGCCCCCTCGGTCATCTCCTCCTCGGTCGGTCGCGCCAGCCGCAGGAAGCGGTAGGTTTCGGCCTTGAAGGTCGAGACCGCCACCGTCCAGAGCCGCGCCCCGCGCCGCAGGCGTTTCCCGCCCTCGGTCGCGTCGACGAAAGTCGGCCCGGACACCGGGCTTGAGCGGTTGAAGCCCTCGACGCCTTTGACCGGCGACACCTGTGCAAACCCGGCGTTGCGCGACCAGGAATAGACCGCCGGGGCCTCGTAGCCGGTATCGATGGCGAGCCGCGCGATCCTGAGATGCGCGCCGCGTTCGTGCGGCCAGGACCTGTCCAGCAGCACGGTCAGCTCCGACCATGCGTCATGCCGATCCGGACCGCCCTCGATGACAACATGATCGACGAGCCAGCTTTCGAGCCCACGGCCCCAGGCCCAGACGTCGATCTCGATCCGGTCCTTCTGGACGTCGGCCCCGGCGGTCAGGAACAGCCCGCCCGCAGGCACGATGCCGGGGCGCCATGCCTCACGGCGGTCATAGAGCCGCTGCCAGTCGGGGGCTTCGCCGGTTTCGACCCATGTCTCGCCAAGGATCGTGTTGCGGAACGCCTTGACCGCTTCATCCGACCCCTGAGCGGCCTCCCAGCTTCTCGCAATCTGCACCCAGCTCATCCAGCCCACTGGCGAATAAAGCGCCGAGAGGTGATACCCGACCGTGGTCGGATCGGCGGCCGTGGCGGTCGCCCGCCATTCGCCGCCCTCCAGCATCGCCGTCTTGTGGTGCTCCGCGTTTGCCGCGTCGCAGCCCTCGCAGTGATATTCCGCCGTCTCCGGGCGGCCCTTCTGCCAGCGCAGCCGGTCGAACTTCAGCCACTGCATCGCGCCGCAATGCGGGCACGGCACGAAGAACCGCCGCTGGTCGCTGGCCTCGTATTCCCGCTCGATCCGGCTGAGCCCCCGGATGGTGGGCGTCGAGACCAGGAACACCTTGCGTCGATGAGCAAAGGTCAGCGACCGCGCCTCGGCCAGCGTAACCGGATCGCCTTCCTCGTCGGCGGAGGCCGGATAGGCGTCGACCTCGTCGAGGAAGATGTACCGCGCCGGGGTCGAGCGCAGCCCGACCGCCGAGTTCGCCCCGGTCATGATCAGGATGCCGCCCGCGAACTCCTTCGACAGCATCGTGTTGCCTGCGTCGCGGGACCGGGCCGGTTTGACGCGGTCCCGCAGCTCGGGGCTCTCTTCGATCAGCGGGTCGATCCGCTGGCGCGAGTTGCGCTTGGCCAGTTCCACGGTGGGCTGGACCGCGAGCATCGGGCCCGGCGCCTGGTGGATCGCGAACCCGATCCAGTTGTTGCCCGCCTCGGTCGCGCCGACCTGCGCCGCCTTCATGAACACAATCCGCTGTGTGGGATCGCCGGGGCTCAGCCGGTCCATGATCTCGCGCATGTATGGCGTGCGCACCGTGCGATACCGCCCGGGTTCTGCCGAGGCGCGGCCCGAGAGCATCCGGTGCCGGTCCGCCCATTCCGAGACGGTGACGTCCGGATCGGGCCGCAGCCCGTTGCCCCAGGCGCGCAGGAGCTCGCCCGCGCCGTCGAAGTCCGTCAGTGCGTCATCATCACCGGAAGTCGGGCCGGACCTCGGCGAGTTCGTCGAGGTGGGCGCGTACATGTTTTTCCAGGACCTTCTGCATCGCGGCTGGCTCCACGGTGATCTGTTGACCGGTCGCTTCGCTGCACGAGGCCGAGAGTTCGGCCGCCATCAGCGCCGCCGCTCGCGCGGGCCAGGTCACCCATGCGTCCCGTTCCTCCCGCGCCAGCCGGAACACCAGCGCCAGGGCGCGGGCCCGCTCGATCAACTCCCCCTTCAGCTTCTGCAGCCGGATACGCCGTTCCTGCGCCTTCAGCACCTCGTTCGCAGTCTTCGCCTGCAGGAAGGTCGTGCCGCCGCCGACCGCCGGGACCGCCAGACCCTGTTCACGCAGCGTGTCGCCGACAGCGGCCACCGCCGCCTCGGGGACGGGTTTCAGCTTCGGCGCGGGCGGCGTGCGGGTCTTCGACGGGTCCGTCGTCTCGGCACGCCGGGCATCGCTGGCGGCCGCGTTGATGCTGCCGTCGGGATAGAGGACCAGCCGCTCGGCCGTCTTCGCCTTCTGGATCGCGCCGCGCGACAGCCCGACATGGGCGGCGTACTGGCGCTCGCTCATGCCCCGCATCGACAGCTCCGATTATCATTCAGTATCATGTTCTTATTGAGTTGATAAGCCTCGCCAGCGGAGCGAACGTCACTCCAACGAAGCGATGCAACTCACCAAGGAGCCACCACGATGACCACCCGCCTGAACCCGATCACCACCCCCCGTCACGAGCTGCGCGCCGAGAAGGCGCGCCGGAACAAGGAGGCCGCGCTCGCAGCCTTCATCGGCAAGAAAGCAGAGATCGACGAGATGCTCGCCTGCCTGCAGGCGCTCAGCGACGACCATTTCAACTGCGCTCCCGACGAGGCGGGCTGGGCGATGGTCGGCACCCTCGAACACTACGCCAGCCTCCTGAAGCGCATCACCGACAGCGCCTTCGGCGAGGGCGAACACGCCCGCTGATCTCCGCCACTGCCGGAACTCCCGCCGCGCGCCCCGCGCGGCTCGGGGTCGTAGAAGGCGCCGCATGACGCGGGCCCGAATACGGAGACGACCCCATGACCAAGATTTCCGATACCCAAGCCATCATCCTCACCGCCGCCGCACAGCGCGAGGACCGCATCGCCCTGCCGCTGCCCGACAGCCTGCGCGGCGGCGCCGCAGCCAGGGTGGTCGGCGCGATGCTCGCCAAGGGCTTCCTCGAAGAGGTCGACGCCGACATGCGGAAGGGCGAGCCCGTCTGGCGCGAGACCGGCGACGGCCACGGCGTCACGCTGACCGCCACCGACGCGGGCCTCGCCGCCATCGGAATCGAGCCCGAGGACGCGAACCTCGCGCCTGCCGGCGCGCCGACCAAGGAGCCCGCGCGGGACAACCCCACCGAGACCGAGGCAGCGCCCAAGACGCGGACGCCGCGCGAGGGCACCAAGCAGGCCACCCTGATCGCCATGCTGCGCGCGCCGGACGGCGCGACCATCGAAGAGATCATGGCCGCGACGGGATGGCAGTCGCACACGGTGCGCGGCGCGATGGCCGGTGCGCTGAAGAAGAAACTCGGGCTCGAGGTGACCTCGGAGAAGGTCGAGAACCGGGGGCGCGTGTACAAGCTCCCCGCCGCCTGACGCACCGGACCCCGAAAAGTTGATGGCCGCCGTTCCTACGGGGCGGCGGTCGATCATTTGGCGCTCCGCATCCGGATCGCCTCGAACACCCGCCGCAAGGCGAAGGAACGGGCGATCGACACGACAGTGAAGATGGCGCCCATCTTCAGGTTCTGCGCCAGCGTCGTGTGCAGCCCGAAGATCGGAAAGATCAGGATCTGCGTGACGACCGCAACGCCG